GGCGATGTACCGATATTAATTGTTTGTCTTGCCATCTTTTTTAAATTTAGCTAAAAATATTTGTAGTTTTTTTTCGTTAACCAATCTCGGTTTGTTTGGCTTTTTAGTTTCCTTGCTCATAAGTATCTATTTGTTCTTTACCACAACTATCACTACCACCAAACCACCAACTACCATAATTAACACCTCTCTTTTGTACAACCTCGTTAAAGTCGTAATACTCAGGAATACGGTTACGCACAAGCCATTTTTTCATTCTTTGTGCGTAAACCTCGCATTTACTACGTTGGTTAGTATATAAGTAGTCGATTTCGCTTTTAGAAATACTTTCGCTATTCTCTGTAGTATGTTTCATTATACCACCGTTGTTAATTTGATACGCACCGATAAGAAAATAATTCTTTGCGCTTGCGTGAATTAAAAAAGGCTTAATGTAGTTTTCGTATAGCGTTTGGTATAAACCTGTTAAATCGTCGTTTTCGTAGTCTGTAGCTATTTTGTTGTATAGACTTTCACCTAATAACGGCTCTAAATCTGTAACTTGTGCATCTAAAACACAAGGCAAAAATTTATCTATATCAACATTGCCACCAATAGGCGTGTATTTTGCAATATCTACGGCTCTGATTATCGCTTTCATATCTTATCGAGGGTTTAAAAATCCATTGTTTTTCATATCTTTTGGCGCAATAGCTACTAAATCATTATTCGGTTGTGGGTTAAATCCTTGTTTACGTGCGTTTGTAGTTGAAATTAACTCAGCTAAAGGCGAATTAACATCTACTTTTACGCCTTTTTTAACGTATATTTTTCTAAACCATTTATGATGACAATCGCCACCGCCTTTGTATAACCAAATTGAATATTTATCAGCACCATTTGCACCCCAACCCGCATTAACTACCTCGTTTTCCATTCTAATAATATCCTCTTTGCGGTATATTTTTTTAGCTTCAACCATTTTTTTACAAAATTCTCGGCTGTTTTCGCTAACTTTTAACGGTGCATATTGGTATCTTACCATGTAATCTGCATTATCTTGCTCACTCATAGCGTTTGGGAATGCTGTTCCTGTAGATGCGAAATTGTACTCGTTGTTATAATCAACCTCGCACTCAGCAACTAACTCCCAATCGTTTAGATTTTCGTCTTCGCCACATTCAATAAGTTTATTCGCCACATCCACATCCGAACTCAGACAAACGTTTTTTTTTTGATTTGATAGTTGAGTTAATTTTCTTTGCGCCCATTCAATACCTGCATCACCGCCCCAAGCTAACCACATTAACCGCCCACAACCGTCGCCTAATTCTTTATCTGAATTTTGTCTGTGTCTTTCAAAGCTTGCCATTCTCGATATGGTATCTCTACTGATTGGCTCTCTATTAGCTAATTGATTTGCTCTTGCTTTACCTACATCAGTACCGCATTCACCCCATCCGTTTTTTTCTGCCCATCTCAAAGCTATTTTAGCGTTCTCTGTAGCTTCTTGTGGATAGTCTGTATAACTTTCTAATTCAATAGCAGAAAGTGCCACATTTGTTTCGGCAATCGCTTTAGGTCTTAACGGTATAAATTCTAATTCTAAGCTAATGCCATTGTGAGAAAGTAACTCCATTAAACCGTCTAAAATAATTTCTTGCATTGGCTGAATTACGTTCATCATTAACTCATCAAAAGCAGTAGCCATTTCGTCGGCATTATTTCCGAAACCTGTATTATCTTTTATCCCGAATAAAATAGGTGATGTTACTTTGTGAGCAACCATTAACTGCCTACGTGCTTCCTCGCTTAAAAATTGATATTGTTGGTGTGCATCGCTTATTTCAATAGCCTCTACAGTAGTAGCGTTTTCCTTATTTGAGTTAAACGATAAAATACGTTTTCCTGCATTTCCGCTACCTGCTAATTTTTTATCGATGTTTCGCTCTATTGCATCTTTAACTTCAGGGTCTGCTTCGCCATCGTTAAAGTTAATGATATGACCTGCGCTCAACCCGTTTTTAATATGGTTAACGCAATATATGGCTATTTCTTCTTCAAGTTCGGCATAGTTTAAACCACTAAAGTAAGACGGGCGAGCGAAATAAAATTCATCAACGTTATACTCTTTGATAATAAATACCGTTCTTTTTTGTGTAGTATCTTTTTTAAATACAGGTATCGGTTGTGGTGGATATTTACGAATATCACTCCAATCGTAGCTATACCAATAATTCTCTATTTCGCCTTTATCATTTACTTTATTTGGTACAACTTTATTTTTTGGTAAGTGGTTTACTTCCGCTATTTTATTACCAGATTTGGCTAAGATAATTTCTAAACTCGCTTCGTGAAACAAAGCAAAATCCTTAACAACTTTTTTCAGTTCTTTTTTAGAAATAAGTTTTAAAACCTCTGCAAACTGATTAGCGTTTTCGGCTGTATATTTTGCAGTCAATCCTTTACCATAAATATAGTTGGAATAACTGTCTATAATAGTGGCGTTTGTTGGACTGTATTTATAACGGTCAATAACGTACTGATAGTTTTTATTGTCTTTGCCATTTAAAACCCAATCTTTGCCCGCTTGTGAAAAAGGCTCAAATTCAGGGCTTTTGTGTGAAGACATATTTACAACTCGAATATCACTCATTGCAGTATATTTTTACTTAATTTATAATTTTCTAAATCTGTTTCATCTGTTGCAAAGGCTTTGCCACGAAATAAAACAGTTGTACCGTCTTTGATTTCTAAATTGAAACTCTCGGCTTCTTTAACTATTAAATCAAATTCAATAGTCATATAACCGTTTGCATAAGTAGTTGAAACGGTAAAAGTATTTAAGACTTGCGTTTCCTCATTCAATAAAGTTAGCGTAACGTTCTCCACATCGTAACGAGGGATAACCGTTATGCTTTGCGTTTCTAAAGATGGTCTTAATATTGTCATACTATAATAACAACAAAATGCATTTTTGTATTAAACAAAAAACCCACCTTAATAGATGGGTTTAATGCTCCTTTCATTTTAAAGATTAGTCATTCACGTAAACGTTAGAAACAATCGCTAATAAAGATGTTTTAGCCGAACCTGATAAGATAGGTGCAGTATCAGGTTCAAGACTTTGTAAAGTCATTCTAAGACCGTAGAACCCACCTAAATCACCCGCAATCTCTCTCGTTCCTGTGGTTTTATCTACACCGTTTACAATTCCGAAACAATGTACTAAACCGTTATTATCCTCTAAGAATAACACCATTCTGTCACGGCTCAAAAGTTTTGCCTGATTAACCAAAGGCGCACTTAATCCCGTTAATACTAATTCGATACTCGCATCGTAAAAAATAGTTCCGTTATCTCTTGAAGCTGTTTCAGTTTCAGTAGGTACGTTTCCTGTGTTTTTTAATTCGAATTTGAATACCTCGTCAAGCGTTCCAATAGAAGTAAGTTCAGAAGCGGTTGTAGTAAAACCATAGTCTGCCCAAGGAGCAAAGTAAGCATTTTTTAAACCACCTGTATAATTCTTACATTCTAATAAACGACCGCTGGTAATAAAATCACAAGCCATATATGTTTTGTTTTAAAAACCGCCCTAATTAAAGAGCGGTTATATTGTTATTAAACTGTGTAAGTGGTGTATAATACGATTTCGTTACCTCTTACATACTGAACACCTGCAGTATATACCATTTTGTAACGAACTGTACCGCTCAAATCGGTTTCATCCATATCTTTGATACGAACTTCGTTGTGGTCTGACAATAAACCTGTACCGAAGTATAAGTTTTTCTTTTGGTAGATTACCATTGTATTAGCAGGCAAACCGTTTACAATTTCCAATTTGTACATACCTAAATACAACTCTTGACCTTGACCGCCTAAACCGTTGTTAATTCCTGCTGTAATTAAAGCGTTGTTATATGCTTGTGCAACATCAGGAGAAATAGCGAAAACTAAATCAGGTTTTCTTCTCAAAGCGATAGGCACAGCGTTTGAAGCTTTTTGCATTTCAGCTACTACGTTTGAAGCTGTGATAGTAGCAGGAGAAGCCACGTCGATAACTGTCGAGTCAGCTAAGAATAAAGGAATAAACCCATCAAAGTGACCGTCATCTGTTGCATCACCAATCCAAATATCGCTATCTGTAGCTTGTGCTGTATCGGCTAAGATTTCAACCAATAAAGCTTGCTCCTCATCTGCAGGCATATTGTCGTTATGCGCAGAGAAGCCCATAGTAGCGGTATCCCATACATTACGGAAATCCTCTTTACAGATTTCGGCTTCGTTTTTGATTTTCTTAGGCTCTAAAACAACCTCTGCCAAAGTTACTGAACCCGCAGGAGTGAACCCACAAGAGAAGTCTTGTCTTCCATTACCGTAATCGATTTTACGGATTGATGTTTTAACGGGAATATTTGGTAAAACTGTTACCAAACCTTTTGCGATAGTATCGGCTTCTTTGAATGCCTTACCTACGATTTCGCCTGCAACCTCACCGTTATAGTTACTGTTTACTGTTACTGATGTAGCCATTTCTTATTTGTTTTTTAAATTGTTTAAACTTTGAGCTAAACGACCTTTTAAGGTTGTAGCCATTTTTACTTCTTTTTCAATAGGTGCAACCTTTGTTTTTTCTACAGCGGGTTGCTCGCTTAATTCAACTTTCAAATCATCTACTTTTTTAGTAGCCTCTGAAAATTTAGTTTCGATGTGGTTTGTAAGTTCGGCTTTCAAATCCTCACCGAATTTCACAAGGATAGAAGAAATCATATCCTTCAACTCTCCTGTAGTATCCATTGCTGTAGTTGGCGCAACTTCTTTAGCTTGCTCTACTTCTACTTCAACTTCTGCTTCAGGTTGTTTTTCTTTAACCTCTGCAATATTACCGTCTTCACCGACAATAATCACAGTTTCATTTTCTAAGGTGTACTCACCCGCAGGCGCAGGGACTGTACCCTCAGGAGTTACCAAAGATAAAGGCTTGCCAACTGTAGGCATATCCCCTTCAAATTCAATAACGCCCGCACCCTCTTTTAGATTGGCTTGCGCTAATTTGACGGACTTACTAAAGAACCCTTTAAGGTCGTTTAAAAGTTCGTCTTTCATTGTTTTAAAATCCATTTTATCACTTTTTAAAATTACTTTCTCTGAAAATACACCTTCAAGACTAAACCCTGTACCGTTTTCTAAAGCACGTTGGTAATCTTCATCGCTATCGAATTTCATAGCACCAACCCAATCGCCAACCTCTGCATCTAAACCGTAAATTGCTGACTTATCTTTTTCAGGGTCTTCAACTATCCAACTTTCAACTAAATAGGCTTCTAACGTATCTTTTGAATTATGCTCTACGTTAAAATTCCTTTGTTTGTTGTTTTTGAAATACAACTCACTCGCACGCCTTACCGTTTGCTCTGAAAAAAATACCTCGTACTCCTCTTTACTTTGCTCATCATATCGATAAATCTTTTTATTAGGCTTCATTATAACACCCATTAAGATTTTCTTTTTTTCGTCTACTTTAGCAAAAGTTTGTTTTTTCTCCTCTTTTTTGAGTGCAACAAATTGGCTTTCCATTGCGGGACTGCCTACTACTGAAATGGCATCTAAGCCGTCTTTCATTTCGTCATTTATAAATAACTCGTAAACTCTCATAACATAATAACATTAATATTAATTTTTGTCGTATTTTTTAGCCGAATACAGAATTAGCTACAGCGTTTCTGTCTAACGCTTGTTGGCTTGTAACTTGACTACCCACAACGTATGTCTGTATCGGTTGGTTTTGTTGTCCTGCTATTGTGGCTGTTAATTGGTTAGTTGAACTTTGCCCTACTAAATTAAATTGAGGTGTAGCACTTGCGCCACCACCGCCTACACTTGCCGAACTTGCACTACCACCCCCGCTCGACATAGGGTTAGTAGCTAATATTTGTTTAACTGCTTTAAAACCTGTTGAAGCTACAAAGGCTATATTCGCTACTTTTAAACCTATTTCGTAAGGTGTAACAGCTTTTGTTTGCAATTCCGCTGTAATACCCTGATAGGTGTTTATCAATGCCTGACCTACTGCAAAGGCTTTCCCTATTTTACTATTCCTACCCGCTATCTCTGCAATTTTACCAAACGTTTGTGCTGTTAATGCTAACTCTTGTTGTTGTAATATTTTTTTGCGTTCTAAACCTTGTTTTTCATAGTAGGCTTTTTCTTCGTCTGTTAAAAACTCTTGTTGGCTTACAAAAGAATTATATTCTTCTAATAGCCTTTTCTTTTCACCTAAAGTACCGTTAAAATTATCTATCTCGGCTAATTGTCGATTTGTTTCGTTTAAGGCTTTATCCTCAGGCGTTTGTATTTTATCTAACTCATCTTGCTGTCTTTTAAAATTTTCTGCAAAATCTTTGTCATAGGCTTCCTGAGACTCTTTTGCTTTTGCAAAAAAATCATTAGCTTCTTTTAATAACGCTTCGTATTTTTCTTTTTCAATGCGTTTTAATTCTTCAGCTCTTTCTTTTGCTTTGCGCTTTGCTTCTTCTCTTGCCTTAGCTTCTGCATCACGTCTTTGGTCTGCTATATCGGCTTCAAACTCCAACTGTCTTACATCTCGTTCTTGCGCAAGTTTTAAAGATTGTTCACTAAGTTTATTTCGTTCTTCTTGCAAAAATTTAAATTGCTCTGCTGATAGTTTTCTATTTTGCAATTCTTTGTCAACACGTTTTATTTCTGCATCGATTGCCTGCGCTCTTTCTTGCTCTCCTT